TTCTAGGTGCGCAGCTTTTTAAATTGCGACCAGTCCGGCGCCGCGGCGGGTTATCCGCGGCAACTTTTCAATCTGTGAGGAACCCAACCATGTCAAAAGACACAACCATCACCAGCATCGACGACCAGCCGACAGCATCAATCGCCACAAAGGCCGCTCCAAAAGCAGCAGCTGTCAAGGGCGCAAACCACGACGTGGCTTTGTCCGGCAAGACTCGCACGATCACCATCCACACCTCTGACGCTGAAGGCGGTCACGACGCTGTGTTCCTGTCGATCAATGGCTACGGCTATCAGATCCCACGCGGCACACCAGTTGATGTACCCGTCGAAGTGCTTCACGTCCTCGAGAACGCCAAGGTCACCAGCTACTCACCTAGCAAGACTCCCGGCGAATTCATCGAGCGCACGACTCACCGCTTCGCATTCAGCGCCCACTAAGCACCACACATGTCGGCAAACACCCTCGTTCGCGATGTCTTGTTCCGTGTCTCTGACGCGCTGCAGGACTTAAAGCCTCAGTTCAAACGCTGGACTCAGGCAAGCCTTGTCACGTACCTAAACGACGGCCAGCGTGCCATCGCCAAGTACGTGCCTCCATCGTGCTCGCGGGTTGATGCCGTCAAGCTGGTGCCTGGTACAAAGCAGTCACTGGCTCTCATTCCTGCCGCCTCGGTGATCCCAGGCGACGGGTCTGATGCAATCGACGTCAGCGGCAATGGTCTGCTGTCTGTCGTGCGCAACCTTGGCGCCGACGGCTTGACCGTTGGCAATGCCATTCGCATCGTCGACCACGACATTCTCGACTTGTACAGCCCAGGCTGGCACAAAGAGACCGGCGCAGAAGTGTCCGGCTTCGTGTACGACCCACGCACCCCCAAGATTTACTACGTCACGCCAGGCGCACCAGCCACCACCGATGTGTGGGTTGAGCTGTCCTACCTGGCTGACCCTGCTGACATCTCATCCTCTGGTGACTACGGTTACCAAGGCACAAACGGCGCTGTCATCTCCGTGGACAACAAGTTCACTGATGACCTGGTCAACTACATCCTGGCACGCGCTTACGGCAAGGACGGCGAGAACGCCTCCAACCAGGCTCTGTCGACCACCTATGGCCAGATGTTCGTCTCAAGCATCAACGCCCAGGCTACAGCTCTGACCGGCGTGAACCCCAACCTGCATTCACTGCCAGCCAATCCGCTGTCATCGACACCCCGAGGTAACGCCTGATGGCCAGCACAATCAACGTCTCTCAAGTTCTGCCATTCGTGCTGCCAGACGTTCCTGGCGCACCGGATGCGCTCGTGGCTCGTCACATTATGTTCACGGCCAACGACTTCTGCATCGCAACAGGCGTGTGGGATGAGATTCAAGACCCCACAACGGTCATCGACAAGATCTACCAGTACGAAGTGGATGTGCCAAAGAGCGCCCAGGTCGCCACCATCAAGAACATCTGGATGCCCAACCGTGAGCTCATCCCGGCCACGATGAACCAGATTCAGCAGTTCATCCCGAACTGGCAGACATCCGCCGGATCAGAGCCTGTGTACTACAACGCCGCTCAGGACTGGACAACCTTCCGAATTTTCCCAATCCCAGAGAACGCCAACAAGGTCAAGATGACTTTGCGCGTCGCATACGCACCCGACCAGTTCGGCTCCGTGCTGCCTTCGTTCCTGGTTGATCGCTGGCTTGATGAAATCACAGCTGGCGCCAAAGCACGCTTACAAGCAGTTCCTGGCAAGTCTTGGACGAACCGAGCAGATGCCGTTGAGAACCGCCGCATCTACGAAGACGGCAAGCTTGAAGCAAAGATCTTCATGGCTCACGACAAGGTGCTCGGCAACGTGCGTGTCAAGCCCGTGCGCATCATCTGAAAGTAACCCATGGCAGAAAAAATCAAGCTCGTCGCAGGCGACACACGACCACAAGTCAAGGTCACACTGACTGATGACACTACCGGCGCACCGATTGACCTCGGCGTTGGTGGCACGGTTGCCTTGCACTTTCGCGCAGCTGGCACTGATGTCGTGCTGTTCACGGTCGCAGGCACTGTCGTTGACTCAATCAACGGCGTAGCGGTGTTCTCATGGCCACCTGGATCGCTCAATCTTGACGAAGGCCAGTATGAGGGTGAGATTGAAATCACCTTCCCCGATGGCTCAAATCAAACGGTCTATGACCTGCTGCAGTTCAAGCTACGGAGCCAAGTCGGATGATTTTTGATGCCAGCCTGATCCGTGCGACGGTGCTGGCCACGCAGATTCGAGCAACCGCTGAGGTAGCCCGAACCGGCGGCAACGTATCGCAAGTCCGCATCCTGGCTCAAGTGGCCATCGCGGCAATCACAGCGGCAGTCAACGCACCAGTAATTGCTCTGGGTGTTCAAGCCCAGCTGATCAAGGCAGCGGCCCTGACTGGCCAGTTCCTGAAAATCGCTCTGCTCAATGATGCTTTCGAGCTCAGCGACCAGGCCACATTCAACCTGTCACGATCCCTCGAGGATCTGACTAGCATCGCAGACACAGTCACAGTCAACCTCGGCAAGCTTGAGGCAGACCAGGCTGCAGTCATTGACCAAGCGCTGATCAGCCTGAACAAAGGCTTGACAGACACGCTTGGCCTGCATGACGCGCAGATCATCAGTTTTGGCAAGGGCTTGAATGACCCGGTCGGCGTTGCTGATCCGATGGCTTTCAAGCTGTCTACCAGCCGAGCAGACGCATTCAGCGCAGGCGAGGGCGGCCCAGGTCACTCAGATTACGCGCTGGACTGGGTGGTCGACGACTACGCCTACGACAACGGACCGATGATCACCCTGAACAAGGGTAGAAGCGATGCGGCAGCGCTGACCGACGCCAACACCAAGAGCTTCGGCAAAGGCCTGCAAGAGCCGCTGACGCTGACCGAGACAATCGGCAAGTACATGACCCGAACCCTGACCGATGCGGTCGGCGTGACGGATGACTTGGACGGTGCACTGACCGCCGAAGATGATCAGACCATGAAGCTCATGAAGGGCTTCTCGGAGACCGCGACAATTGGCGACACATTCTCCCGAGTCGTGTACTTCGTGCGCAACCCGAGCGATCCGGTTGGCCTGGCAGATCAAATTGTCAGTCGCTTCACCAAGGCTTTGGCCGATGCGGCTGCTCTGGCAGACATCGTCACTGTCAAGACAGGCAAGGCTCTCACAGAAGCGCCAGCCATCACTGATGCGGCGACCAAGCGAGTCAGCAAAGGCTTCACAGAAGCAGGCGCTGCTACCGACCTGGCCACAAACCGGTTCGGCAAGGCAGCAGCTGATTCTTCAGCCCTGACAGACACGGTCACGCAGCGCGTCACGAAGCCTCTGGCCGACTCGAGCGCACTGACCGATACCAAGGCAATCAGCGTAGGCAAGGCAGCAGCAGACGCCGCGGCCCTGTCCGATGCGATGCAGAGGCTAACCAACAAAGGCCTGACAGAAGCAACGGCATTGACCGATGCGCTGATCAGTCGCTTCTCCAAACCACTGGCTGATGCCGGCGCCGTAACAGACGCCAAGGGCTTCAGTCTCACCAAACCGTTCGCCGACGCCGCAGCGATGACCGACACCACGTCAGTCAGCTTCAGGCCAAGCAAAACGGACACGACCTCATTCACCGACACGGGGTCGATCTGCAACCAGAACTACGCAGGCGCGTATTTCGCAGCCGACTTCGTCGGAACAAAAACTACTTTCTAAGAGGAATCCCATGAG